GTGTAACCTGCTTCGGCCCATACAGCATTAATAGTGTCTACTTTGTTAATCAACCCGGGCACGATTTTGGTATCAACCGCGATCCACCCTGCTTGTGATTGAAACCAGTTGTCTCGATATGTTAATACAGTTTCGAACATAGTAGCAGACTGTACAGATCCCCACATACCGCCAAACTGTATCCACGGGTTAAATACGGACTGAGTAATTTGTGCATTGACACCCCATTGGTCACTGATAGGAAATTTGGGTGTTCCTAGACTCCATATATTAGAATCGCCCACAATTCTGAATCCATCAACAGTTGTTCCGCGACCTACTAGATATTCTGATTGACTGCTAAGTTGAAATTGATCAGGCACGGCGTTACGAGACCACATACTAAATGTGTTTACTTGCATGGGTGCAACATCTACACTGAAATCTCTTTTGGTAGAATCTTGAACTAACAGGTGAGAATCTTGTAGTCGAACTCCAGCTAGATATCCTGTTAGCGGTTGATTGTTCACAGTCAAACTACCAATTGGAGCCAATGCTGCATCTAAATCAATGACCTGACCGTTGAGATATGTTTTTGACGTTTGTGATAATAAAGAGTTTGCACTAGCGTCACTCATCCATGGCCATCGTGCCTGTATTGTGCTAATAGCTTGAGTTGCACTTACAAAATTATCACCCACCAAGCTCAGGTATACTGCCATCTGATGGTTACTCAGTTTAACAGCAGTCACTAGATAAGTTTTGTTATCTGGACTTTTGATTATGTTGAGTGTGTTACCAACATTTGAAACACCTGCTACAGTGTTGGCCTGTGCGCTAAAATCTGTTAAAACATTTTGATACGCTGCCATGAACTTGCCATCACTGGTTTTTAACAGAATTTGAGAACTGTTGTTTGCGCCGCTAAAATCTCCAGCAGTGGGTAATAATATGTCGATTAGTCCATCACCGTTAATATCCGTAAATTTAGGATTATAACTGACCACCGTTGCGGTATTATATCCTATCAATACATTATCAGTTTCGTCAGTAAATGTGCCTGATCCGTTATTTTTAAGAAATTGTATCTCGCTGTACTTGGGCCACTCGCCGTTGGTTTTGGAGGGCCGACTTAATATTACTGCATCCATCGCCCCATCGCCGTTCCAGTCATTGGCTACTACTCTGATGTTATGACTGCGCTGACCAGCGGCACCCCCGCCAAAACTATAACTATCCCATTTTGATAATTCAAATCTTGGAGTAGGTCCTAGTCCCAACTCACTAAACAACAAATCTGCTCCATCAAATCTCCATGAATACAATCCTGGTTTGTTTAATGTGTGCCCTTGGTCTACAGCCAAAATAGTTTTAGTACCATTATTAAGAAAATCTGCCGCAGCCAATGAGCTGGAACCTGGCATGCTTCTGTACTTTTGAGTATGAGTTGTGAATGTTTGATTACCGTTATTAAACGCCAATGTGGTATTCCATCCATAATCTCCAATGATCAAATCTTTATATCCGTCGTTGTTCAAATCGGCTGCAACGAAGTCATGTGCGTCGATATAATTTCTAGCATCTGACCTTGACAATTCGAGCGAATTGATATTGATTGTGACTGTGGTTCTTGAAAATCTATTGTTACTATTAAAATAAACGTAGGCTGGTCGCATGCTAGTAATAACACCGTCGGTATAAGGAGCCACAATCATATCGTCGCGACCGTTATTATCTAGATCTGCAAATTTAACTGAGTTAGTACCAACAATAACATTTTGATTATTGGAAAACCAAGATGAGGTTTGGTCAACCAGCTGATTATTTTGCCAGCCAAACACATGTATTTGAAAATTGTTCCAGGTAGCTGCGGTTGCAGGTTGACTTTCGAATCCAGTTATTACAAGGTTTTCACCACTGGCAGTAAGATTGGCTGTTGATAGATCGGCAATTGCCCACTGAGAATCGGTGCTATTATATAATGGAGTTATCCGTGATACTTCAACAGGGGTATAATATGGAACAGGATAAGTGTTATTTGATCGTGCAAGCGGATTTCCAGGCCCTCCCCCGCCGCCACAACCTGTTAATAAAATAGCAATTGCTAAAATTGCAACACGCATAGAAATACCCACTATAGCTCAAGATAATACATTGTAAGCTAAAATGGGTATTTTGGTCAAACAGTTTAGTCGCGATCCATTGCACTTGCTTCTTTAATAAGTTGTACCAAATCATCTAAGGTGTTGCATAAAATTTTGGTACTCGCCCAATCACCATCATCGGTGCGCCCGCTTGCTTCAAACATAAACCCATTGTCATACATGTTTACTGTAAAACTATCACCAATTTTCGCTAACTTATCTTCAATCTTCATTTTTACTCCTCCTCGTTGAAATCTATTACATTACCTTCTTCATCGGCAATAATAATTCGTACTTGATTACCTGCTTCGTCCTCGATCAAGATAGGCCCCCAAATCCAAGCTTCGGTATCGCTCTGACTCCACCCTTCTTGATTTTCCAGCACATCGTAGATGTCGCCTTCTTCTTCAATGAGTTCTTGCAAGCGCTCTTGCTCATCTTCCGCCATGTCTTCTGGAAACTCAATATCTTCCCAACAGCCGTCCCACATACTATCTAACTCTACGTTTTCAATGTTGTTACCTGAGGCATTGTACATGTCGATACTGTCTTTACGTCCATCGCCACCGGGAACATAGTCAAATTCAAATTCAGGCGGATTATCGTCTGTAGTTTCGACCACAAATGTAGCACCACGATACCCTGTTTTGCGAACGATGGTCATGCCATCCTTAACATAATGCTCATGCTCCTCGCAACTTTTTTTGTAGTATGGGGATACTTTCCAAATTGCCATTATTTGATTCCTTTCTTTTTCTTTGACTCTTGAATACCTGCCTGTATCATTTTTTTGAACATCAACACCGATCGATGCAATTCTTTTTCTGTTAATATTTTAACTAAAATCAGTTTATCCTCATAACTTTTTGCTCCATCTAAAAACTCTGCTGGTACCGTTATTTTGGGTTTTTTTGGTTTAAACTTATTTAAATTTAACTTTACATCATCGTTATCGTCTGACACACTGCGTCCTCCTTTTAACCTATTTAAGGTTATCTGGGCGCGAATTCTTGTTGTAGTTTAATGTTGTCAAAAAATTCTTTCTTAACTGATGGGTCTGTTTTAAACACGCCTTTTAGTACGGTGGTTTGTGTGAGACTAGAATGTGCCATAATGCCGCGATTTTCGCAGCAGCCGTGGGTCGCCTGAATGTATACAGCCACATCCCCACTTCCAGTCGCAAATTCAATTTCTCGTGCAATGTCCATACAAAGTTCTTCCTGAAGTGTACCTCGCCGCGCACACCATTGGGCAATTCGCGTGTATTTAGATAAGCCGATAAGTTTAGGTCCAGCAATAATACCAATATAAGCAACGCCGGTAACAGGCTGGTGATGATGGCTGCAAACACTCTTAAGTTCCGAACGGACAACGAGCATACCTTCGTATTTTCCCGCCGTGTCATTTGGAAATGCAGTTGCGTTTGGAGTTGGATCATATCTACCTGCCATTAATTCATTGAAATACATCTTTGCTAATCGTCGTGCGGTACCTTGACTGTTAGGATCAGTTTCTCTGTCGATCAGCAGAGTGTCTAGTACAGTTTCAAATGCTGCTGTAGCTTCGTCGATTAAACGAGATCTATCCTCTTCACTCACATAAGCACTAATGTTGTCACCGGCCCAGTATCTTTTTCCATCGGCTTTCATGCGGCGGCGAATAAGTTCGCTCATTCGTGTACCGGTTGGTACTTTGTTATCGCTGTCATCGTTGCTTTCGTACATTTTTTCATAAACCATAATTAATCTCCAATAATTTCTATATCCCGCAAGTCTGGATATTCGTGATATTTAGGCGGCTCATTAACAAAATACAATTTTTCTAAACCGATCCTTGCATCTTCAATAGTGGGCCTATAATGGTAGCCCACCATGAACTTGCGCTGCGACTGCCACGGTTGCGTTGCAAGGTCGCGTCCATCATATCTCTGCTGTAATAAAACGCCATATGCTTCCTTGTCATCTAACAGTATAGCACCACCGTGACCTATTTGTAAAGGCTTGTTATGACCAAAGCTTACACATTGCATCATGCCTGGGCGGTACATATCATTTTCCAATCTTCTAGCACTGTCCCAGATATCTGTGCCATAAAATCTATATTCACCTGTCCATTTTTCTGGAACCAACTCGTATTCAATTCCTAGCTTGTGCATGGTCATAGGAATAGAGAGGTAGGTGTAGGCAGTAAACTTAGTTTGTTTTACCCGCTTGTATCGCAAACACAACTCAATGGCGTGTGTACAGCAATCGGTCATGATGGCATATGGTGCACCAGTTTTTTTAGCCAGTAGTCGTTCAAACTGTAATATTTCTTCAAACGCCACGGGTATACCACTTGTATGCTGAGTCTACGATTTGATTGATAGTTGAATAATTAGGCCGCCAACCTAAAATCTTATTGGCCATTGTAGCGTCAGCAATCAGCTTGTCGGGGTCACCGGATCTCCTTGGACCAGTTCGTATTTTTAATGGTCCATAATTGATTGTTATGTAGTCTACTATTTCTTGATTGCTGATACCCATGTTAGT